TATCTCTTCAACGTACAGACAAAAGATCTTTTATTCCTTTCTGGCAATTCGTTGACTGTAAAGGGTGCAAAGATCCTTGGATATGATGAAAAAGTTTCTGGTCTCAAAAAGGCCAAGAAAGTCATTGACACTTTGGATAGAGTTCTAGAAGCTCAATCTTTTAATTGTCAGACAATTTTTCAACTGTTCCCCAACAAATCAAGACCAGTTCCTAAAACTGTGTCTCCCAACTTCATGCTACTCCGAGTTTTAGACTAATGACAACAATCCCTAACAAGTATCTAAATACTAATGTAAGGGCTATGATCAATGGAGGTATGGAAGAGTCAGAGAAGTCTGACCCAGTAGAACAACAACCAATCCTCCATCTAGATAAATTCTTTTCTTTCTTCAAGAAAAAATATAGATTGGAGGTATCACTTTTTAAAGAAGATACTAAGGGAGAAGCAACATGACAGAAGTAACGACATTGTTTTTCAGTTTTATGTTCTGTCTTACAGGAGTTGCCATAGGATTCATTTTCGGATGGTTTGGTAACGGATACTTCGCTTCTTATATGGAAGCAAAGTTTGAAGGACCAATACATCCAGAGATGATGGACGATGAAGGATTTATCGTTAATGAAGAACTACTTGCTGTACGTTTTATTGATGAGGATGAGTTCGATGATTATGATGAGGACTAACAATGATTTTAGTTGACATGAACCAATGCATGATCAGTAATCTGATGATGCAGGTCAAATCAAATGATGGATTGGATATTAATCTTGTTCGTCATATGGTTCTTCGTTCTTTGAAACATTACAAAAAAACTTTCAGTGAGGAATTCGGACAACTAGTTCTCTGCTACGATTCTAAATTTTATTGGAGGAGAGAACTGTTTCCATTCTATAAACAAAATCGTAAAAAAGATAGAGAGAATTCTCACTTAGATTGGAATGCAATCTTTGAATGTCTGAACAAAATTCGTGATGAGATCCGTGAGAATTTTCCATACGTTGTTATGGAGATCTATGGTGCAGAAGCTGATGACATTATCAGTGTTCTAACTCAGTACGTAGCAAAAAATTCACAGGAGAAAACTCTAATTCTTTCTGGTGATAAAGATTTCTTACAACTTAGTAAGTATCCTTTTGTGAAACAATACAATCCTATCCAGAAAAAGTATCTTACTTTAGATAATCCAAAAGAATTCTTGATAGAACACATCATCAAAGGAGATAGAAGCGATGGAATTCCAAACTTCTTATCTGATGATGATACTTTTGTTTCTGGTAAACGGCAAAAACCAATCAGTAAAAAGAACTTGGTAAAGTGGATTGAACAAAATCCAAATCAGTTCTGCATGAATAAACAACAACTCAAAAACTATCATAGGAATCAAAGACTGATTGATCTAAGTTGCATCCCACAAGAGATTCAAGATAAAATTGTGGATGAATTTGAGTTGTTAAATAGAAATGTAAAACGAGGAGTTCCAATCAATTACTTCTTGGAAAATAACCTGACTACACTATTATCTGAAATGGAGGATTTTTAAAATGTCTGAACTACCAGTTGAAAAGATGTTGATCTCTGAGGTTCTTCAGAAAGTATCCAACGCTAAAACAAAAAAAGAAAAGATTGCACTACTGCAAAAATATAAGACACCTGCTCTTCAATCTATCCTTATCTGGAACTTTGATGAGAGTGTCGTGAGTATGGTTCCTGATGGTGAGGTTCCTTATACTCCTAATGATTCACCCAAGGGAACAGAACATACTATTCTGATTCATGAATACAAGAAGCTTTATAACTTTGTGAAGGGTGGTAATGATGGACTCAACCAATCACGCCGTGAGATGATGTTGATCCAGCTTCTCGAAGGACTTCATGAAGAAGAATCAAAAATTGTTTGTCTTGCAAAAGATAAACAACTAGGTAAGAGATACAAGGTCACTAAAGCATGTGTCTCCGAAGCATATCCAGAAATTCAATGGGGGAATAGGTCTTGAAGAT